ATGAAATTTACAGAGTACATTAAATCGCTGCCAAATCAGAGGAATGAGGTGATTATGGATTTAACAAAACTGTGTCGTGTGAATGAGAGTACGGTCTACAGATGGCTTCGAGGGGACTTTGTTCCTGATGCTTTGAAAAGAAAGGTTATCTCAGAGTATCTGAATATTCCCGAAAAGGAGCTGTGGCCAAATGCATAGTGAGTGTCAAAGCTGCGAGTTCCATCGCAACTGCATCAATGGGTTGTATTGCCTTAAACTGAAAAAGTATGTTCAATACTCCCTTAAAAAAGAATGTGAAACTAAAACAACAAACTTATGAAGACAAAAGACTTTGAAACAGCTATTGCTGCATTAAATGTAGGTATCGTTATCGATGAGATGAAATTGAGACATTCAGATGTCCGGCAAGTCATTGCACACCAAGGCAGCAAAGGAATCGTATGGGATGAACACGGTCGCGCTTTCACTACCAGTATAGAAAAAGAAGCGTATATCGCACCCAACGAGGATGGTGTATGGGAAAGCGTAAAAGGGTATCCTCTTAATCGAAATAAATTGTATGACCTTAAATTCGATTAACAATGACCAGTATACGAAAGAGAAGAAAGGCTATTAAGCGTAAATATGGAATTAAGACGATTTCGTATTGTATTAAGCTCCCGAAGGACATTAAGTTCTCCCCTACAATGCGCAAGATAATGAGAAGAAAAGTAACCGATTTAATTTACAACCGCTTAAAAGATTATGTACATCGACAGGGATAGAAGAGGAATTATCTCTATCAATGAATTAAGTGAGTCGGAATTAATTCTATTGCATAAAGCATTACAGGCTTATTCTCGGTGCAACTTCGGTTATGTTAATAGAATGGATTGCGCACGGATTTGGAAATTTGAAAGAGAATTCAATAGTATAATGAAGCATGAAAAGTAATGGAAAGAATAAGCGGTGGACTGCACAAGAGGCTGAGTATGTTCAGCAGAACCTTGGCAAGGTCTCGTTTGAGGATATGGCTGCCAGTCTTGGTCGCAGCCCGATGTCCGTCAGACTTTTTGTTCTGCGCAGGAGAATGACTACTGGGTCATTGGTTAAACGCAATTTATTGATGGAGATGCTGAAGCTGAAGTTCAGACATCACGAAGAATTTACCCCTACAAGGGCTTTTTATAAGGAAACTGGTATCGGGCAACGCCGTTGGTGGGATTTGTACTACGGAAGGAAATCAATCACAGGAGAGGAATACACCGCAGTGGCGGAGTACTTGGGTATAACCATTCAGGAAGCGTTGGAATCACGCCAGTTAGAATTATTTGAGGAAAAATAATATGGTAGATAAGTTATTTATTGAAAAGGTAAAATCGGCTTTGAACATCGTGAATGTGGTCGAGTCCTTTACTCACTTGCATAAAGCTGGTGTGAACTATAAGGGAGTCTGTCCATTCCATGATGATCACACACCGTCTATGGTGGTAAGCCCTTCAAGGCAGACTTACCATTGTTTTGTTTGCGGAGCGAGCGGTGATGTCATCTCGTTCGTCCAACATCATCTTAACTTGAGCTTCATCGAAGCCTTACGTTGGTGCGCCACCTTAGCGGGGCTGGAGTTCCCACAGAAAGAGATGAGTCCTGAAGAGGAAGCTAAGTACAAGCAAAAGGAAGCACAGCGTATTGCTATCGAGGCAGCAGCCAAGTTTTTCCAAAAAAATCTATCTCAAGCCGAGAGTTTTTTGAATAAACGTGGGTACAAATTAGATAACAAAGCATTGTCCGACTTCGGTGTAGGATATGCCCCTGTAGGCAATGTCGCAATGAACACGCTTACCACAGCTGGGTATTCACTCGACCGATTAAAGGAAGTCGATGTTGTCGGTTCTACTGAAGGTAGGTTCTACGACCGATTCAGAGACCGTGTAATGTTCCCTTTCTATGATATGCAGGGACATATTATTGGTTTTTCAGGGCGCATCGTTACGCCAAGAGAAGGTCTGGGCAAGTATGTAAATACAGGAGAAACACCCCTCTTTACAAAAGGTAAGCATATTTTTGGCCTTTACCAGGCAAGAAAGTCCATCGGCAAAAAAGGCTACGCTTATCTTGTAGAAGGTCAGTTCGATGTTATGTCCCTTCATAAGGTTGGCGTGGAGCACGTAATCGGTGGAAGTGGAACGGCATTTACAGATGACCAGATAAAGCTACTTCTTCGCTTCACGGACTCTATCGTTATGGTCTATGACGCAGATGCAGCAGGAGTCAAGGCTTCGTTGAAGAATTGCGAGCTGCTATTGAAAGCTGGGGCAAAGGTTAAATGTATTCGTCTCCCGAAAGGAACCGACCCCGACGAATTTGCCAAAGCCAATGGAGAGGCAACACAAGATAAGTTAAAAGAACTGACAGAACCTTTCCCCAAGGCTCTCAAAAGAATGATGATACTTCACGGCTGTAAGGACGAGACAGTTATTGCCGACTGCCTGAATACGATATGTTCGCTTGTTGCTTGCGTTCAGGATGCTGCTCTGAGATTAGAGTATATCAAGTCCATTGCTGTCGATTTCAAGAGCAAGATCGGCATCATCGATGATAAGGTCAGAGGCTTACGTGCCAAGGTAAAGGAAGCATTGCCTCAAACCAAGACGCAGTCGGGTATCTTTGGTATTGATGCGCTAAAGGAGAATCTTGAAAGCGACCGCCCTGGTATTCTAACCTCAGTTATGCAAGAATTTCTTGACGGTTATGGTGAAGAACCTATCGTCTATGTTGCTGGTCGCCCATCCAGCAACGATATTCAGGAGCTACGCCGTGTTTATTGCTATTTTGCATCATCAGAAACTGGCTGTAGCATTACTGCAGACGGCGAGGAAAGCGAGTTTCTAAGTACACTTGCAGAGATGTTTCGCTCAGGCATCAATATTCAGATGACCTACAATGACTCCACAGGCTCGTTCGTCGATTACTACATTGGGCTGCATGGCAGATTCTTAGAAACCTTCCAAGGAGATAAAGTCCCCCTTGTCTCTCGATGTATTGAACTCACATCTTATGCAGAGGATACGGTAATCACGGTAAACCGTAATCACTACTGTTCAAATCTAAAGCTCACCAAGGGACAGTTTGACGAGCTGAGAAAGCCTTTCGTTTCCAAGCGTAAGGCTGCGATGAAGGTGAGTATGCAAGCGGATAACCTTGACGATGAGGAGTTCGATGTAAACGAGCCTCCTGATTATGTGATGGAGAATGAGGACTACCGAAAGATGTGGAAAGAGTGTGGCTATTATCCCCGTTTAAATAAAAAGAGCGAACCTGTATGCTATATGTTCCGCAACAAGAACGGTAATGGAATGACACAGGTAGCCGACTTCTTTATGACTCCGCTGCTTCACATCTTTTCTGATGATTTCGAGCAAAACAAGCGTGTGCTTCGTATCAACCGTCGCTTTTATGACACCCCCATCTACATAGAGATACCTTCCAAGGCAATGCTGAAGATGTCATCGATAGAGGAAGTGCTTATCAATTACGAAGCCGTGAACTTCAATGGCGAGGAATGGCAATGGAAAGCCATTAAGACCTATATGAGTCGACACTTCGTTATGTGTTCCGAAGTTAAGACATACGGTAACCAGCAGAGTGAAGGAATGAGCCGTAAGGCAGACGAACAATTCTTCGCTTTCGCCAACGGTATATTCCACAACGTAGAGGGGAAATGGCAGTTTGAGCCAGTCAATAAACTGGGAGTTGTCACACACAACAAGAACAACTACTACTTGCCAGCATTCTCTACAATATATGCCGGCAGTGGAAAGCAATCGGATAAGTACGAGCTTATCAGTCAACTGGTATATAAGGAAGTTCCTGTGGAGAAAAGGGTAACCTTCGAGAAGTGGGCATCGTTGATGAACCAGGTCTATAAAATCAACGATAATGGAAAGTGGGCACTTATCTTCGCCATTATGTGCGCCTTTCGAAGCAACATCCACTGCATCGACCGATTGTTCACAGCTCCTTTCTTTATGGGTCCGATGTCTTCAGGTAAAACACAGATTGCCATATCCATCCGCTCACTCTTCATTTCCCCAAATATTCCTATCTTCAACCTGAATACAGGTACCGACGCAGCCATGGCCACCATTATGGGTATGTTTAAGGATGTCCCAGTCGTACTTGACGAATACAATAACAAGGACATCAGCGATAATAAGTTTCAGGCATTGAAGGGTATCGTATATGACGGTGATGGAAAGCAGAAGCGTAAGGGTACATCAGGAAGGGAAATAGAAAACGACAAAGTGTTTGCCCCCGTTGTTATCTGCGGACAGGAAACTCCACAGCGTGATGATAATGCTTTGATGAGCCGTGTTATTGTGTGCGAAGTACCCAAGCCTCGCAACAGAACACAGGAGGAAGTTCGTATCTTTGAGGAATTGAAGACTATTGAAGACCCAAATAAGGTGGGACTATCAAATGTGCTGCTTCAGATATTGGAACTTCGCCCAATGTTTATGGACCACTTCCGCCATCTCAAGCAAGAGGCGTACAATGAGCTGAAGCAAGATGTTATCAATTCAGGAGAAATGGACCGTTTAATGAAAACGGCTTCTCTATTTCTTGGCGCGGTAAAGTTGATAGAGCAGTATTCTAACCTTCAGCTGCCATTCACTTATGCCGAGTTCTTCAAGATAGCGCAAGAGAAAATCAGATTTCAACTCTCCCTCATTCGCAGCACTGATAAGCTGGCTATGTTCTTCACGGCCGTCAACAATATGATCGACACGAAGCAAGTCATCGAGGGTCGTGAGTTCCTTATCGAGCAGCCAAAGAAGGTTACTGGCAAGGACTCACGAGGCGACCAGCATACATTCACGTTCGATCCTGACACGAACATCATGTTCATCCGTCTCAGTTCGGTATTCAGTATCTTCGACCGCAGCGGATATAATAGTGAGGGTAGCACGCTGTCTACCATTGAGCAGAACTTACGCAGCCACCCATCATATATCGGAACAGTACCTTCTCGTAGATTTACCTGGGAGGAAACTATTGAAGTCCCAATGAGCAAAGAACAAGACTCTATGGTAAAAATAAGGAAACCAAAGAGTACATCTACAAGTGCTGTTATCATTGACTATGACAAGTTCAGAGAATTATATAATATTGATTTCAGGCGATCATTTGAGCCCGATCCTGAACCTGAAGTAAAGAAAGAAGAGAATGTGCGGACAAATACACATACAACAACCACACAAGACCTTCCTTTCCCTCCATCAAATAGTAATGATAAACCATTCTAACATACTAAAAAAGAGCATTACATATATATCAAAACAAGTATATAATACCCCAATTTAACTATGTAAAGGTACTAAAAAAAACTGATATTACCAAAGATATTCCATATTATTTTCAGCCAAAAATAGGCTAACATTTTCCTCAATCGAGTCGTGCTAGTTCGGATGAATAGGCACGGCTTATTTTATTCTTCCACCTCCAGAAATCGGCGCAAAATCCCCCGTACCCCCTAAAATTTCAAAAAAGCAAGGAAAATACGAGTTTTGAAAAATAATTTTCAGAAAAACACCTTCCTACAATCCTACAATCCTACAAATCAAATTATTTTCAAACCTATAATATTACATATATCTTTATAAATCAAATAGTTATGTATTATTATTAGTATGTAGGTTAGGTTGATTATTTTTGTAGGTTTGTAGGACAATGTAGGAAATAGGTTTTTTACCGTTTTTCTCCGTTTCGATTTCATCATCCTACAAAATATCCCTTTTTGTAGGTTTGTAGGACGATATATTTGGGTGATATAAACAAATAAAAGAGTGATATAATTTTATTATTACACTGATTATCAGTATCTTTGTATTATTGAATTTTAATTTGTAGGATTGTAGGACGATAGGAAGATAAAAAAATAAAAAGGAGTATGGAGAGAAAAAAATGGGCTCAAAAACGTGTGGTGTCTATTCGGATAGAACAGTACCTCGCAGAATACATCTCTGCAAAATATGGGATGGATGCTACCACTGGTGGCATCAAGATACCATGTAGCACAGACTTATACTTCTGTGTTTGGGAACATATGACCAAGAAGCGCATCAACCAGCCCAATGTTATAGACGGCAATCTCCGCATTCATCTACCACTCCGAAAGGCAGGATCAGTATGCAGTCCTTGGAAAGACCCTGCCTATTACAACTACCTTTCCGTGGCCGCAGCTAAGGAGATAGAGAAGCAGATACGACGAATGTTCAATTTTGAACTGCACCGTGTTCTGTTGGAGAACGAGGAGTTCGGTAGGCAACGTAGGAACATTGATGTCATCTACGATTTTATTCACACCTATCAGTTGAAGTCTATCTCCTCAGATGCGCTTTTGAAGAATTATTATCGTTTCCGAAACCGCCTCAGACCTAAGAAGGTGCGCAAGTATCAAAAAGTTGCATCCAATTAAAGTTTTTTAATACAGACCGAACTATTGTTTTTGTCATTCAAATATCGCAGACTATGTTAGAGTTCTTAAATGCCGTTCAAGTGCGTCTTGTTAATCAAGATAAACACGAAAAGGAAAATGTGTATGATTTTATCGCCGACACCTTCTCATACATACCACAACTTACTGACAATGATGCCGGTAATTATTGGAATTGTGATAAGACCTTAGTGATAGACCTCCCCGTCAAGGAGGTTCGCAGGGTATTCTCTGTTGAACGAAGTGCCATTGTTACAATCAAGACATCAGACAGGAAACCCCATAGTATAGGCACTTCCGATATTCCTGCACGAGTTCAGATAGCCTCTAATCTCACCTCCGCCAACCTCGTTATAAAGTGCAAAATGCTTACAGACCCTCTTTTGTAGGTCTTTTGTCTACACCTTATTATATAGTAAATTCGCATCAAAAATAAGTTGATGAACGAATTACAGAACCTACTTGTATCAGGTAAACCACTATGGATAACGGTAGATGGTTTCCGTCAAGCCATGCTCTCAGTTTTTCCTTTGCATGGAAAAATCGACGATAATGCAGACCCGAAATCTGCACTTGGATTTTCTCAAGCCGAGAAAGAGGTTTATTTGAAAAACCACACTTGGTATCAGTTTGAAACCCATACTGCCCTTCAGGAACTCATCAAGGTGCTTGCACAGGAAGGGGGGGCTGCGGTAACGCTTACCGATGAGTTCGACGATGAGCAGCTCCCTGATAATTCTATTGCCTACCACCGTGTGTTTGGCACAGTGATGGCAGAGAGTTATTGGTGGTTTTCTTCCAAGCAACTTGAAGCCGACCTCCTCGCTGCCGAAGCCAACCCACAGATTTCTTGCCATTTCCTTCACATCAACTCGCCTGGTGGCGAGGCGTGGTATCTTGACCGCCTGAGCGAAACGCTCCGCAATTGTAAAAAGCCAATCCTTACCTTCTATGAGAAGATGTGCTGTTCGGCAGGATACTATATCGGTTGTCATGGTAACCGTATCTATGCGCTGACGGAGAACGATTACGCAGGTTGCATCGGCACGATGTGTAGCTTTTACGACTTCGAGGATTATTTTGCCAAACTCGGTATCAAGAAAGTAGAAGCCAAGGCTACCAATTCCGATCTCAAGAATAAGACATTCGATGACCTCCGTCATGGTAAGGATGAAGCTTTCGTTCAGAATATTCTCAACCCTCTCAACGCCCAGTTCCTCGCAGAGGTAAGGGGACAGCGTAAGTCGCTGGCAGAGTTGCCCGACGATGCCCCTGTGCTTCGTGGTGAGACCTTCTACACGCCAAAGGCTGTGGAGATAGGTCTTGCCGATGGTAGCAAAACTATGGCTGAAGCCGTGGCCGAAGCAATGACAATGGGAAGCGAATATTCCAACGCCAACAAATTGAAGACTGCCATATACAATATTTAATTCTTTAGTTTTTAGTTTATTATGAATTTCAAAGAAAAGTTGAAAAGCGTTCTTGACCTCTTGCAGCTCGGCAAGAAGTTCGAGGACAAGACTCTTTCTCAAGAGGAGTTCAATTCTATTGTGGCTGAATACCAGAAGAAGTATCAGACCACGCTGAATGATGACCTTGCTGCGGAACAGGCAGCCAAGCAGACCGCCAAGCAGGCTGCCGAGTTCCAGCAGATGCTCAACACCATTCAGTCAGTTATTAAAGGTGTAGACCCTGCGTCTAAGGAGAACGAGAATCCCGAAGAGGAGCAGCCACAAAGCAATGCCACTCTTGAGGGTATTCTTGAGTCGCTCAATGGTATGCGTGCCGACTTCCAGGCCCTTGCAAAGAAGCCTGAAGAGGACAAACCAACACAGACTATTACGGTTTCTTCTGTTAGCATCAATGGCTTTGGCAACACACCTAAGTATCTCTTCGGTGTAGAACACCAAATGTTCTCGATGCAGGATCGCTGGAATAAGATTGCCGCCAATCCTCGTGCTGCCGCAGCCTTGCCTGAAGTAGACGAGCAGGTGGATGGTGTTGCCTTTTACAAGGCTGCCTACGGCTTTGCCAAGTCGCTCAAGGCTCGTTACCAGTACCTTCAGGAGAATAAGTTGCTCGATGCCCCAGCCCTCGCTGCTGGTAAGTATGCCACCAACTATGAGGGTGTGGACAAGGCTGGTGTCGGCGACCAGTTCATCGTTCTTCGTCAGGACACACTCATCGCACGTGTGCTTCAGCTCCGCGATATGACCCAGTACTTCCCAGTGGCTTACGGCTATCAGGATAGAGGTCTTGTTTTCAATGCCTTCTTCGACGAGGTTTCACAGGCTTATCAGACAGGTGAAGTATTCAAGGGTGGCATGAAGATCGAGAATCACATGGGTTACGTTGATGATGCCATGATCAAGATGGAATGGGGACCAATGAAGGAATTAGAACGCAAGTACATCGGCTATCTTAATAAGGAAGGCTCCGACCCTATCAAGTGGACGATGATAGAGTATCAGTTACTCAATACCCTTACCACAGCGCAGGTGGAACAGAACAAACGCCGTATGCGTGGTATCTACGTGAAGCCCGAGACTGGTGTGGCTGGTTCTTATCTCAACGCTGGTACAGGTATCCTCTATACCTTGTTGCGCTATGTGCATCAGTACGACATTAAGCCACACGTGGACGAGGACTACCGCAGCTATACACAGGCAACGATGTTGGCTGCCGTTCAGGAGTTCCTTGCCGATGTTCGCAGTACCGTTACCGAGGATATGGATATCGATCAGCATGTTCTCTACCTCAATAAGAATCATCAGGGCTGGTGGATTAAGAATGTCCGCACTACCTATGGTAAGGATACCGATTTCACGGGTCCGATGGGTGCGCTCAACGTAGTACCCGATACTACCACGAACATTATTTGGCTGCCTTACCTCGGTCAGCTCCCATTTATGATGTTGCATCAGCCCGGTAACCTCCAGTTCTTGGAGTATATTCCTGGAGAGATGCTCGCTATGAAGATGCAGGAGCAGATGGAGCAGGTACGTGCGTGGAGTACTTGGAAGGAAGGCTGCTCGGCTTCATTCACAGGTCGCCGCTTCGATAACCGTGATGCTATGGATAAGAACGCTTACGAATGGCAGCAAATTTTCATCAACCTCTTCGCTGCCACCATTAAGGATAAGGTGGACGGCAACGATGGTTTTTGGCAGATTACAGATGCTACCACCACCACCGATACCATTACCGACATCGTCAATGCCAAGAAAGGTGTAGCCTACTGCATCGAGGCTGGTGTGGCAGATCATCTTCCAACCATCGCCAAGTCGGGTAAGTTCGCCAATATCTCGGATGCCTTCACGGCAACGAAGGTGGGCGACTACATTATGGTTATCATCGGAGGCGATGGCAACTTCCGTGAGCTGGAGCGTTGCGTAGGTGGCAAGCGCACCATCAATAAGGAGTTGCAGCCTAATGTTCCAGGCGGCAGGTAAATATCGGCCATTTTTTAGTTGTTAGTTAAATGATAGTTGAACGCAGGGGGCAGCTTTAGGGCTGCTCCCTACAAAACAAAAAGAACAATGATTAGAAATAAAATTCAAAAACGACACCGTGCGTACAATCCCTTGAAGGGATTTAATTACGCCAACCGTCAGGCTCGCAATATGTTCATGGTTACGTTTGCGGCTTTCGGTGTTATCTTATTGCTCGGAGCGTTGCTCGACCACTCTCTGGGAATGGCTTCTGCTTCAGGACTCTCGCTTGCTTCTATGGCTATGTTAGGGCATATCGATGATGTGTCCGATCGTGATACCCACGGTAGCGACATATCCTATATAGTCTACCTCGTTGCTATTAACCAGATTGACCGTACTAAGGAGTTTCCACAGCCCAACGCACAGCGTGAGGTGGCACCCATTCCGTTAAAGAAGGGAGAGATACCGCACTACTTCGAGGCACACGACATTCCTACATTCACAGGAACAACCGAGAAGGGCGACATCACTACCACTGGCGAAAACCAGTTTGTTATCATCATGGGTGGCGCACGAGTTCAGCTCTACAACTTCATCGAAGAATATGGTGGTGGCAAGTTCATTATCTTCTTCAAACACATCAAGTCGAAGGAATGGTATATCATCGGCGAGCTGGAACGCCCTATCATTCTCTCGAACACAGAGACTAAGGACGATAAGGACGGCCGTTACACCACCTTTACCTTCAAGCGTTCTTCAGTAGACTTACCGCTGATTTACACTGGCAACCCTGCAATGAACGCATCGACGGAGGTGTCAGCAGGTGCTACCGAGATTGCCATCACGGCATCTTCCAACACCTATAAGATTGCCAACGGCACAGGCTCGGCAGCGGTTATCACAACCGTTTCAGGTCTTACTGCCACCGATAAGGGTCGCTACATCACCCTTGTTGGCGCAGGAACTGATAAGCCAGCCACCGTTACCGATGGTACAACCTTCGTGTTGGAGAATGGTGCTACATGGACGGCGAAGGAAGGGACAACCCTTACACTCCGCATCCTTGATACAACGACCTTAATCGAAGTATCTCGTACCGAAGTATAATCTTTAGGGGTTAGAGAGGGTAACTTCTCTAACTCCTTTAATTCCTTTAATTATGTATAGTGTAAAAGAGAAACTCAATCATTTTCGCCAGCTGTCAAACCCCTCAGTTGCCGAGGCCGACCTTGCGCTATTGAAGGATAAGTCTCCAGGCAACAGCAATCTCATTCGCTACGGTCTTGCTCCAACCAAGAACGCCGAGGATATTCTGTTCGATTTGCTGGATGTTGTTACGCACGACGAGGTTGTTCGTAACCGCCGTGAATACCTTTCAACCCAGGAAGCCGAGGCAGAAACAAACAACACCCCTAATGGTGATGATAATCCAAATCCTGATGAAGAGAAGAAAGAGAAGTCTGTTGTCGAAGGCGAGAAGCAAGAGGACGAAACCCCAAAGGATAACGATAATCCTGCTAATGAGAAGCCTACCGACGAAACTCCTGCGCCTAAAGCCGAGGAAGTGGAACAGCCCAAAGAGGAGATTCCCACAGAAACGACCGAGGAAACAGAGCAGGTAACAGTTCTTGAAGAAGCTCCTAAAGCTGAAGCTGAAGAGGTGGAACAGCCCAAAGAGGAAGCAGCCACAGAGGCAGCAGAAGAAGGCGAGCAACCAGCAACTGAAAAAAAAAGTACCTCACCAAAGAAGAAGAGTACCCAAAAGTAGACTGGACTAATCTTCTCGATGCCGACGTGCAGATGGCAACCGTTATCTACAACGACCGCATCAACACTTGGCGACAGATGAAGCAGCTCGACGAAGTGCTTGATACTCACCCCACAGCCCACACCGTAACTGATATGGCAGAGCTAAGGATAAGAAATAATCAAGCCTTTGCCGAGTTGCAATCATTCAATGATACGGGCAAGTTTCTCTGTAAGCACCCCATACTCTTCGGACGCTCAGAGATTGCCCAGCTCATCAAGTTGCTTCGCTCCGACCCTGCCGAGTTCCTCCGTCAGCATAAGAACGTGTTCGACAATATCAAGCGTTATCGCTCCTATCTCAAGCGAAGCGATAGAAAAGATAAGCGCACCGCCGACCGAAAGAACCTCGAAAGGCATCAGGAAAGGGAGCGACTTTTCAAAATGGTTCTTGAACAACAAAATAAATAATGACAATGGAAAATAGCATAAAAGTTTTTAATTTGGGTGGTCTTCCTACTGCCCCGCTGGACTCTTTTATCGAACTTCAGGAAGATTTCAAAAAGCCTGATGCAGACAAATTATCGAAGTTGCAGATGCTCATAATCACTCGTGGCTTCAAGTATTCATTCAAAGTTTGGAAAGACCCTGACGGTAAGCTGTGGATTATCGATGCGCACCAAAGAAGGAAGGCTCTTCTCGGGCTTCGCTCCTATGGTTTCAAGATTCCCGATATTCCCTATGAGGAAATACAGGCTTCGAACAAGAAAGAAGCAGTAGAGGAAATCGCTGCATATAATTCAGAGTTTGCGCAGAAGAATCCCGATACCCTTTTATTCACGAAATATAATATTAGCGGCGATGATCTTGCCAAATTCAATCTTGGCTATGAAGTTAAGCAAAACGATTTCTCTGTCGGAACAGATAAGTTATTTGCCACAGAGAATGATACAGCAGAGATACAAGAAGATGCCGTTGATACCCTTCCACAAGAGGACAGTGATGTCTTTGCCCGTCCTGGTGATGTTTTCCGACTTGGCAATAATAGACTGATGTGTGGAGACTGTCGTTCAAAAAAGGATATTGTTATGTTGATGAATGGACAAGTTGCTGATATGATTCTCACAGACCCTCCTTATAATGTAAATTATGAAGGTGGCGGAGATAGTAAACTTACCATTCAGAACGACTCAATGGAGAATGATTTGTTCCTCCGCTTCTTACAGTCTGTATTCAACGTGATGTTTTCCATTGTTAAAGCTGGAGGTTCCTTCTATGTTTTCCACGCAGACTCTGAAGGCGAGAACTTTCGTAGAGCCATTCGAGAAGCAGGGTTCAAGATTGCGCAATGCTGCGTTTGGGTCAAGGATTCCCTTGTAATGGGACGTCAGGACTATCAATGGCAGCACGAACCGTGTTTATACGGTTGGAAGCCTGGGGCTGCACATTTTTGGAACTCAGATAGGAAGCAGACAACCATTTGGAATTTCGATAAGCCAAAAGCCAATAGAATTCATCCAACAATGAAGCCTATTGCGCTGATGGCATACCCAATTACCAACAGTGCCAAGAATGGCGATATTGTTGTTGATGTGTTCTCTGGTTCAGGTTCTACAATTATGGCGTGCCAACAGACCGACCGTATCGGCTATGGAATGGAAATAGACCCTAAATACGTGTCTGCTACTGTACGAAGATACATGGCAATGTTTCCCCAACAGCCAGTTCTGTTGGAGAGGGATGGCAATGTCTTATCAGAGGATTACACCAAAAAGATAATTCTATGTCGGAATTAGTACAGAATGAAATTCTCTCAGATGAGTATATCAATCAAGTCAGAACGCTCGGAGCATTGAATTATACCCCCGAACGTATCTGCCAGCTACTCGGTCTGAGGAAAACTAAGCGTATAGCCTTGCTGTATCGTATCACCATTCCTGGGGATGTGTATTGCGAGGCATACCAGCAAGGACTTGCGCTTGGCGAATATAACATTGACGCAGAGCTTGCTAAAAAAGCAGAGAAAGGGGATAATGACTCTATTACTTTGCTTGAGGAACGCAAGAATGAGCGTGCTGAGAAAGACCTGCGTATGAAACTCTTTGGAATATGAAAAGTGAAATTGAGAAGTTAGACTCCATACACCCTGACCTTATATCCGCATTCTTGACGAATGGGGACTGCGAGGGTATTCCACAGGAAATAAAGTTGTTCTTACAGCAACTACAATGGTCTGCGGAGATATTCGAGCATGAGCGTAACATTACAAGAGCTGCAAAAAAGCTGAAGCTCCGTATCAATGCAGAGCAACGGCTAAAGATAGAGGAACGCACCTGTATGGCGAGAATCTATCAGGCTATCAACTACTTTCAGGTGGATTGTAATGTCCCCATTAAAGTTTGGGAAAGCAACTTTGCCAACAAGTATGAGGATATTGCTAAACTCTGTGCCCTCAATCGCGACTACAAGGGTATGAAGTCATGCTATGACGCTGCCTTGGAATGTCGTCGTAGGTCTTCAGAGATAGCAGAGGCAGACAGGGATTTAGGAGTTCTCTTCTTAATTTCTCCTGAACTAACCCCCGAGGAACTTGGCTTTTCGAAGAAGAACCTCAAGGAGATTGCAGCCAAGCACAACCAAGGATTTTATGTTACACTCATCGACTCCCTGCCCATCGAGAACAAGGAGAAGAAGCGTCTGCTGCGTGATGCCGATATTCAGGATGCCGAAATAGTGGAGGAACTGTCCAATGACTGATATGCAACCAACCGAGAACCCTACGCTCGACTTCGAGCATTATTATATGAACCACGTGCAGCTATTGGCGAACATCATCGACCCCAATATGCTCTATGCCGAGTGGGCGCGTGCCACGGGTAAGACCGAGGGTGTGATTGTGCCACGGCTCATCCGTGTGGCGAACGATATGCCGGGCGAGCTGTCGTTCCTGGTGCACAAGACCTACGTTGCCCTGATGACCAACGTATGGCCGAATATTCAGGCATCGTTCTCTCGTCCCGTCATGGTAAACGGTAAGCAGAGGGCAATGCTGGAGTATGGCATCGACTATGTGGTGGGCGAGTCAAAGCTGCCATCCCACTTCCGCCGTCCCCGTTACCCCATAGCCTACGCCAAGCACTCCATTATCTTCCGCAACGGAGCACACTTGCAGCTCGTGTCTTCCGACCAGCCCGAGAGTGTGGCAGGTCGTAACGCCGTACACGCCTTCGTGGAGGAGATGAAGCACAACAGCGGCGAGAAGCTGAAGTCGCGCCTGTTCCCATCGCTCCGCGGTGGCTCGGCAGAGATTAGACGGTCGGCCTACTACGAGGGTGTTACGGGAGTGAGCGATACTGCCCGTGTTGATTTGGGTGAGGACGATTGGTTCGAGGAATACGAGAACAAGATGGACCGCCAGCTCATCGAGGAGATAGCCTCGGTGTCGCTCTCCATCAACCAGTCGCTGTACAAGCAGTTCACCCTTCAGCAGGAGCTGCGAAACACCAAGAACCCCGTCGTGATGGAGAAGATACGACTGGAAAACGAGCGGCTCAATGCCTTTGTGGCACGCTGGAAGCCTCGCCTTGCCGATATGCGCCGTAACGCCATCTACTATATCCGTGCATCATCATTCTGCAACAAGGACATTCTCGGTCCTAAATTCTTCAAGACACAGCTCGACACGCTTGATATGGACGAGTTTCTCACGGCTATCTGCGCCATTCGCCATAAGGAGGTAACCAACAAGTTTTTCACAACCTACGATCACGAGCGACATCAGTTCAAGGATAGCTATATCTACGACCAGATACTGAAATTTGACCTCAAGGACCAGTTCCTGCTCACGGCACGCTACCTGCGCCATTACGATAAGCGAGAACCTCTCTACATAGGCTACGACCCAGGCAACTTCCAGTCGCTCATCGTGGGACAGAAGAAAGACTATGGTAACCGTTTTGATATTATCAAGGAGTTTTGGGCATACATTCCCGACGACCAGCAGCAGCTTGCACAGCAGGTGTACTCGTTCTTCGGCACGGATGCCGTGAACAAGGTTATCCACCTCTACCCTGACCGTGCAGGCAACAAGACACGTGAGGAACTGGAGCAGATAACCACCGACTCGCTCACGATGAAGGCTGCCTTGGAGAGTTACGGCTTCTCGGTTATCCTTTACAACAACGGTGCGCCCACCATCTACCACTGGCAGCAGTTCCGCCTGTGTCAGTTGCTCTTTGGTGAGAAACTTACCTTGCTCCCAAAGGTGCGTATCGATGAGAACGAGTGCCCTAACCTGTGCAGTGCCATTCTTATCAGTCCGCTGAAGAAAACCAACGGCAAAATAGAGCTTGACAAAGCCTCGGAGAAGAAGGAGGAACTGAAACGGCGACCAGGGCTAACGACGCAGCTCCCCAGTGCAATGATTTATCTGCTTTATGGTCTTTATTCCGACCTTATCAAGAAAGAATTAAGCAGTTATCCCGATGATTTGCCCGAAAACATAGCCATTTAAGCCCCAATAATGTAGCAAAAGCAACATAAAAAGTTGGCAAAAACAGGCAATAACGAGGGCTATTTACATAGATCAAAAAATTACTTTGTTGAAAATCAATGGTTTGCGTTCTGAAAATCAAAAACGAAAATAAACAAACGGCGTTTGTCAGCACGCACCGCTGATTTTGGATATTGAGGTGCAACCTCTCAAAAGCACGGAAATATGACGCCAGCCACCATTTGCCGTCCTTTGCTCCCATAGGGGAATTGCGTAATTTCGCAAGTGATGAAGAAGGCAATCGAAATGGATGGCATCAATGCGATGCAGTGGGCAAGGGAGATTAGCAAGCTCCCTGGTGGCGACTTCACGCTGTGCTTCTTCCCTTATTCGAGGTCGCAGGGCGTGGCAGGGGATAAGCTCATAGTGAAACCACATTGCAAGTACCGCACCCAACTACCACAGGATAGGTTTGCAGTGAACTCGGAGAACTACTTTCTGTTCGAGGACGAGTATGGAGAACCTAAGATGTGCTACCGCATACTCATTAGGTATATGGGCTTCCCGCAAGATGGATATAAACTACACAAGATAAATTGGTTATGACAGACAGTATAGAACTATACGGCAATGCTGGTACATATATCATGGACGGCAACGTACTATCCTTTCAGATAGGCGAGGGTAAGCAGGTGTTCCAAACACCTGGACTGCTCGTACCGCAGGGCAGACAGTTAGTCATGCACGAACACCAGTGGCTCAGTTTCAATGGGTATCAAGTATGTATGCGTGGCGTGAACAACGCACTCTGCGACGAAGTAACGGCGGAAATCAAGGAGAACCGTCTGCTGCCACGCTTATACAGCAAGGAGATTAAGATGCTCTACGGTCATGGTCCATGTGCCTATATGCAGACGATAGAGGGTGGCAAGATGAAGCGTGAGTACCTTGCGCTGCCCCAGTGGGATGAGTGGATCAATACGTGGTGTGAGCGTGGGATGGAAACATCGGCACAGGCTTTCGCCAAGACCTGCATTAAGAACTTCTACTACTTTGGCGACTTCTTCGTGAAGTGGCGTTTTACCCGTGGTAAGCGATTGGGGATGCAGCCTGTGGCTGGGCTGGAAGCGATGGAGAATAAGCACTGCCGTCTTGCCACCACACGGCAGGATGTAGCCTACGAGATGATGAGTTACAGCGACTTCCGTCATATAGCGGTGGGCAGGTGGACCTATTGTGCAAGTAGCTACAAGATATATCCTAAGTTCAATTTATCAGAAGTAGACAACTACCAGTATGCTGCCATTTCTCACCATCGGGAGAAATCGGTCGATGAGTTCTACGGCGTGAACGAAACTCACCAAGGCGCACGCCCCTATATCCAGGGTAGCAACAAGACTGCTACCTACATTAACTCCTTCCTGCGCAACTCGTTAGCTGCCAAGATACACATCATTATCCCCAATGCGTGGGTATCGAGCAAGCGCAACCAACTGATGAAGTTGTGCGAGGAGAATAAAATCCGTAAATCGAAGAAGCAGGAGTTGGTAAAATATAACGGTATCGGTATCGGCACGGAATATAGGGAGTCGTTACTTGTGGAGTATATGCGATTGGAGCTACGCAAGATTGGCGATTATCTAAGCGGTTCTGGCAACCAGGGAAAGGCTTATTCCTCCATCTCGTTTATGGACAGCTCAGGTAACGAGCAGCAATGGAAGATAGAGACTATCGACCTTAAATACAAGGAATATATCGAGGCTTTGATAGCTTACGACAAACGCACCGAACAAGCCTTGCTTTCAAGTGTCGGACTCGATGCCTCCATAACGGCAGTGGACAAAGACGGGGTTATCAGCAAGTCGGGTTCCGACTCTTACTATAACTACCTTATATATATAATGTCGCTTACACCAGAGGACGAGATTTGCTGCGAGCCTTTCAATTATGCGCTCCGCCTCAATTTCCCCGACCTTTGGCAGCAGGGCTATCGCATAGGCTTCTATCGTGAGGTTCCGCAGCGACAGGAAGATGTAGCACCCAAGGACAGACTTAATCAGCAACAGGCATGAAGAATATATTAGTTGATATCTTTAAAGACTTCGGCACCTTCAGCAAGTATGCTCCCGGTGTCGAGACGAATATGGACTTAAACGACCTCCTCTCGTCAGGCGTAACAGCCCGAAAGCGTGTGGAAACCATCATCACCGCCGAGGTGTTCAATGCCATCGCCCTTAATCCCGACGATGCACTGATAGAGTCCCTGCGTTCTGCTGTGGCCAATATGACAATGGCTTCGCAGCTGATATTTGACAGTATCAACCGTCGTAAGAACCACGTGGATGTCTATAAGTACGAGATTGAGGGAATGAAGCGTTCCTATATGGACAACTACTACAACGCTATGGATACCATTATCCAGCAGCTTATGTCGGCAGAGGTCAATAGTGGGGACACCTGTTCTCCTGCTGCCTTATGGCGAAAATCCCGATACTACAAGATTATTGATAGCTGCAAAATCAGAACTGCGGATGAATTCGACTCTATCTATCCAATAGACCTGTCTTACTTCTTTTTCTTCCGCATTCTTCCCCTTCAGAAGGAGACCCTCGACGAGCGTCTTTCGGCATACTACGACCGCCTCACTGATGACAATCGTGAGCGAATAGAGCCGATATTGACCCTTGCACTGGTTAAAAAGACCGTAGCCAAGTCGCTCCGTCGGTTCGACATCTTAGAGTTCCCTCCAACCATCCGCAACCTCTTTGACGACAGCCACGTCTCTCGCTCGGGCAAGGACGAACACGATGCAGCCATCGACCTCGCCGACCGTCTTGACCTCGAAGCCGAGGAACTTACCGCCAATGCCGATACCTTGCTCGCAACGGACGCATCTGTGGACTTCTGCTCTAATTCTGCGTATAACCGCCCTGATGACAAAATCATTATACTGCCATGATAAAGGATATAGAACTCGTCTACAAAGGGGAAATACACCGCATCCCGAACTGTTGGGACGGTATGACCGACCGCCAGTACGTTCACCTTGTGGCCGACTTGCTTCGTATGGCTGCTGGTAAACTCTCTGCTGGAGAGGTGCGCATCAACTGGCTGTGCGACATTATGGGTTGGGATAAGCATAAGTTTCGCTCCGAGGAACAGATAGCCAATCTCGTTGCAATCTCCGAGCAGCTCACGTTTATGTTTCAAATCAACTATCCCGACAACAACGCCGTACTGGACGGCGTGGACGACGAAACTTACCAGTTATGCCGTCGCATTGATCCCTACCGTCTGCATATTCCCCTTGCTCGTGTACTGCGCCGGCTCGACTATCAGTATGTGGTGGACCTGTGCTTCTGTGCGCAGCTCATCCCTGCCGTCCGAATTGGCGAGCATCGTTATCAAGGCTACAAGATTGAGACAGGCTACGGAATGCTCACCTGCTCGCTCACAGCCCTTCAGTATATCGAGGCACAGGAACTCATCGAGCAGGGCGACGAGTCGCTTCCGCTCCTCGCTGCCATTCTCTACTATCCCGAAAAGGAGTACCATTCCGAGCTTGTCCACGAAAAGGCTAAAGAGTTCGCTAAACTACCGCTCGAATTACTTACGGCTATATCATTTAATTTTCAGGCTTTTAACAACTATCTCTTTAGTAATACTTCATTCTCTCTTTTGTCGAAGTTCGTCAAAAAGCCCAAACATCCCATCACTACCGATGCCTCCGATGCGCTCTACGACCTCTCCAAAGAGGGGCTTGGCGATGCTCGTCAGATAGAGCAGATGAACGTGCTTACCTATCTGAAGGTGCTGCGCAAGAAGACTATCGATGCCGTCCACGATATGAAGGGCTTTGGGTGGGATAAGTTGAAAATCAGTGAGGAGGTGGGCTTGCCCATTTCCGTAATCGACAAGATATTATGATTAAAGACCAGTTTCTCTATTTCGCACAGTACCCCTCCAAGGAGGGTATCCGTGCCATACTCACTAATGGGTCGAGCGACTTCCCTGGGTATAACGAGCTTACTGAAGCTCTCGACAATCTTCCCGATATGTCGCGCATCCCCGAGATTGCCAACTATGTCTACGGTCAGTCGTTTGACGAACTGAAGCAGCGCATCGATAAGCTGGCAGGTTCATTCCTCTTCGTTGATTACGGCGAACTGAATATGCTTGCCGATGGGCGCAACTCCTATCAGATTACTCAGCGCATAGCCATCACCGTAGCCAACAAGATGACCAACCGTGCCGATGCTGCCGAATATATGCTTGCCTCCGATGCTACACTTCGTCTACTCTCAAGGGTTCACGCCTGGATGCTTGCCGATGCGGAGCAGGACAATATCGAGTGGCTCTCACGTGGTGAACTCGATAAGGCGGAGATAATTCCCTTTGTCGCTACGGAACTCTCCTCTGTCGGATGGACGCTTATGCTCTCCTGCATCAGCCCCGATACACTTGGCACCCACCACCTCAGTCGGTCCTTTGTCAAGCGGATGCAGTAACGTAATTTTGTACCACAATTAAAGTCTGATAACAATGACAAAACTACCAATGATATCTATCGTCTCTCTGCCACTCACCATAGTGGCCGACTTCTCGCAGTATCTCTATCAGGACTGGGAATTTGCCAAGTGGATAGGCGTCGCCATCATCATCGACACTATTCTCAGCGTGTGGAAGCACTTTCTTCACAAAGACGCCTCCAGCGAGGCTTTTTTCGGTAAGTTCAGCAAGAAGATTGCCATTTACATTCTTCTACTCATCCTCTCCAACGTACTTGCCAATTTCAAGGTGAATGGCAGCGTGGTCGGTGCTACCCAGTGGATAGGAACCTATCTTTGCGTATTTATGATGGTACGCGAGTGTTTCTCTTGCGTAGAGAATATCCAAGCCATCTATCCCATATTTCCAACCTCATTTGTCCGCCGTTTGAAAGACTTTAACGACAAAGGCGAATACATCAAAAAAGACTGATTATGGCAACAATAGCACAGCGTGATTTCGCACGCAACATATATGTGGCAGCTCAGAAAGCCACCGACATCGCCCCCGAGTTCGTTACCGCACAGGCTATTCTTGAGAGTGGCTGGGGCAAAGCCCGTGTAGGCAAGTACAACCTCTTCGGCATCACTAAGGGCAGCCGATGGACGGGCAAGACCGTTCTGATCAAGACACACGAGTACTTCAATACCCCCAACCGCACCTTCGTCGCTCCCGAGCGTGTTGTGTCAATATGCAAGTGCAAAGGTGGAAATCGCTGGTATTACACCGTCTATCGTCTCTTTAAGGACTTCGACTCCCTTGCCGACTGCCTTGCCGAACACTCACGACTGCTTCAGAAGCCAGGCTTTGCCGATGCGTGGCCATACCGCCACGATGCCGAAGAGTTCGCCCATCGTATCTGCGATAATAAGGGTTGCAAGTATGCCACCTCGCCAGACTATCTTCGACAAATGCTCCTGTTAATAGGTTCTATTCGTAAAATGTGTCAATAGACTATGGAAAAGAGAATTGCGATTATCTATACTATTAGCAGTGCGTTCCTGATACTCATCGTTGCTCTTGCCTTATTCGTGCAGCTCTATCTCGATACGGCAGCTGACCGCAACCGCATTAAGCAGAACCAAAGCCTTCTGCTTCATAACGGCATGGTAGAGGTTAGCGAGACCAACACTGGCAATAGCCACGCTTCTGCTCCAGCCCTCACGCTTCGCACTTCCGAGTTTAAGGAAAGCGGAGACACCTTGACAAAGATAGCCCGTCAGATAGGTATCAAGCCCTCACGTATCTCTGAGGCTGCCACCGCTGCCACTACCACCGCTGCCGACATTACCACACCAGTTTGGCACACCACCGACACCGCCACAGTATCTACCGATAGTTTGTATCGTCCCGATAGCCTGGTGTGCTTCTCTTGGCACGATTCTTGGTTGTCGTTATCAGGCTGCGTGTCCGACAGTATATTTCGTGGCTCGGTAACTTCCACCGATACCCTCGACATCATCGTCCACCGTATACCCAAGCGTTTCCTTTTCTTTCGCTTTGGCTGTAAGCAGGTACGCATGGACATCATTAGTCGTAATCCACACACACGGCTCACTTATGCACGATATTTTCAGTTAATCAAATAAATGTTTTTATAAGGTTTAGTTTTTAGGTTATAAGATTTTTTAGGATGATGGGGCTTCCGCAGCGATGCGCAAGCCCCTTTTTGGTACGCTCGGCATGAGCATTATCTAATGGGTGGAAGTCCCGAGTAAGCCCTAATAGCGGGAATTACATAGCCAAGAGCAAGGGTGTTCATCGTGAGGTGAAATCTGAAGGAAGCCGGCGGCAAACATCTGGCCTAACGAACAGAAACTTCATATAAGGCATATGACCATGGATAAGATTGCCAGACAAATCAAAGTCCCATAGCTATTCGGAATGGTCGGTGGAGTTTCCTTGAGCTTAGCGAAAAAATGAAGTAGGTATAAGATGGAAAGATAATGTTCTTATCCGAGGAGGTCTCACGGACGTTTCAAATAGTTGCTTTTACGAAAGAAGCGGAGTAAAGCTTGCCGTGAGAAGTCAGCAGAGGTCATAGTACCCAAGGTACGTGTGCCTACAGGGAAGGACCGAATCGTGCAGTGCAATAGTAAATGAATGCTACCCTGCGAATTTCTTCGTCAGATGTCCGAAAGGAACTCTCTATCCAAGACGATAGGACGGAATCCGACAATAGGGTAGAAGTGACGTTACTCAAAGGGATAGCTGAAAACAACTTGCCACACACCGTGAGGTGTAAAAGTACGAAACCGCCGTATGCCAAACGGCACGTACGGTGGTGTGGGAGGTCGGTAAATGTGAAAGTAGGAGGTAAATGCCTTTTATGAATAACATTTACCTCCTACCCGATTATCGTTTTTATCCTTAGATAATCCCCGAGATTTTCCTTGACGACCTCATAACTCACGGTTTTGTCGTAGCAGAATAACCCCACCCACCGCTCGTTCTATACAGCCGTAGTAGCTTCAAAACTGCTACGGCTTTTTGCTTCAAATGTTAAAATTTTATTTCAGTACAAATAAAAGTACTGAAATATTTGCGTAGTACGGATAAAAGTATTACCTTTGTATTGTTCAATAAAATAAATATAGAATATGAAAACAAAAAAATTAGCACTCACAGAAATCGAGTTCGATATGATTGAGTCAGGGCGTAACTACCGCAAGAGTTATCCAAACGGAGACCCCGAGTTAAGATACTATCTTGAACGTCTCTTTGTAGAATGGCTCGAAGGCAACGAAGATTAAAACAAACATGCCTCTCCTCTTCGGAGGAGGGGTTATTAAAGAAAGGATACAACTATGGCAACAATGACATTAAAGAGAACACAGGCGGACACAATGAAAGCCCAAATGAGCGACTTGCTGATTTCCATCTCATGGTCAGATCTCGCAAAGCGTTATTTCGGCAAATCAGGTTCTTGGCTCTACCACAAACTTGACGGCATCGATGGTAACAAGAAGCCCACAGAGTTTAGCGAGGCAGAGAAGTTAATACTTCGTGGTGCGCTTACCGACCTTGCCGACCGCATCCGCCGAGCCGCTGACGGCATACACTAAGCCTCGGTTTCTATATTGACCGATTTGAACACCAAGTCGCCACGTGGGCTGGTGGCGCATCTTAGCCCTCTTGCACCAAGCAAGGGGGCTTTTTGCTTCAAATGTTAAAAATACATTTTACTATCAAAAAAGATAGTATGAAATTTGGTTACTATCCAAAAAAGTAGTACCTTTGTATTGTTCAAATAAATATATAGTATGAAACAAGAAAAAATCAAAATGGAGGTTACCTCCGAAGAACAAGACCTCATTCAGGCAATCAGAAATTATTGCGACAGTTATCCAAACGGTTATCCACAGCTCCTTATTTATGCACAGGACATCTTCGACCGACTAACGGATATGCCAAAAGAGTAAAACAAAAGGTTCTCCCTACGGGGAGAACCACTTAAAAGATAAAACTAAAATTACAAGATTATGGAAATAGCAGTACAGAAAGCAGACAAAATCACCGATATGAAGAACCGTATGCGTGATATATATCTTAGTGTGTCATGGCGTGAAATCTCACGCACTTACTTCGAGAAGTCTGTGCCTTGGTTTCAGCATAAGATGTATGGCATTGACGGCAACGGTGGTGTGGGAGGTTTCACACCTGAAGAAGCACAGCAACTTCGTGGTGCGCTTGTAGACCTTAGCGACCGTATTCGTCGAGCTGCCGATAATATTCCAGCCCCGGCTGCTACTATATAGCCGATTTGAACACGAAGTCGCCATCAGGCTGGTGGCGCATCTTAGCCCTCTTGCACCAAGCAAGGGGGCTTTTTATTATTTGCGTAACGTTAAAAAAAAGTTGCGCCACGCAAAAATAATTGCGTTAAGTGTCGCTTATCTCGCTGATTATTCCTACTTTTGCACTTGGAAATTATAGACTACACTGATTTTATACGATAAGACAACAATATTACCGACACCATGTATCAAGAATTAAGGAGCTACCCTTGATAAATAATAAGGTCTTATTAAAGGGAGTTTTTTTAATCTCCAAACTAAAAGCAACCAATAGTATGACACAATTTGATAAAGAGAAACTAATAGAAGTAGTATTGTATATTATCAATGCTACCAAAGGGCTGGATTATTATCACATTTTCAAAATCTTATATTTCGCACAACAGAAACATTTATGCAAATGGGGAAGTCGTATCGTTGCAGATGATTTTGTAGCGATGGAATACGGACCAGTTCCAACAAAACTCTATAGTGCTGTTTGTAAGAATGAACATTATGCGAAAGAGCTAATTCCACTTTTTACAGAAGCTATTGAGTTTGCTGGCAAAGATGCCTCTAACACGCTTTTGCCAAAAAGAGAAGCAAACATGGATTATCTCTCCCCTGCCGATATAGAAAGCCTTAAAGAATCAATTGCTGAAAACAAAGGTCTCTCTTTTGGCGAGTTGGTAGATAAATCGCACGATAGTGCATGGCAGGCTACAAACAACTGTTGTGTTATGAGTATTAGCGACATTGCTAAAGCTGGCGGAGCAAATGACGGCTTTGTAGACTACATTAACGAACAAGAATTCATCCAAAAGGCTTTATCATAATGGATATACCTCAGACACTTATTGATAAAGCTGTGAGTGATGAAGTTCGATTGGGCGATGTCTACAAAATAGAGTTATCAAAAGCAGATGGAATAATACCTAAAAATGGATACGACACACGTGATAAATTCTTTGTAGTATTAGGCTTTGATGAGCAAGGAAATGTTTATGGAGGCATTCTCTTCAATTCTAAAATTAATCAAAACCTCCCTACTCTTATAAAAGATTATCACATACCAATATCGGCTAAGGCTTATCCCTTCCTTTCACACGATTCGTTTTTGAATTGCACTAAAATATTTTCAGCTACTTCAACGCATCTAATGAAAGGTGAAAAGTTAGGAACGATTAATACAACCGATTTTGAATTAATCCGTTCTACCGTGTGTGGTTATCCAAATGCTAATCCTCATAAACTAAAAAGTTTTGGACTAATCTAATTTAAATATCTAAAGATAAATCTTATGAAAAAAGTATTGTTAGCCATACTTATGGCATTTGTTGGAATCGGAGTTAGTGCGCAGACTCAAAATGCTCCTAAGAAAAAGTTAGAGAACTGCAAATTTGACGCTACTGGTAGTACATACTCCTTAACAGGAGTTGACGTGGTACCTAATACTAATGCTGGAGAGTTGTATAACAGAGCTTTCAAATGGGTTTCGACAACATACAAGAATCCTAACTATGTAATTAAATCTAAAGATAAAGATGCTGGAGTTCTTGTTATTTATGGAGCTTTTGATAATATATATAAAGGAAGACTTGAGTTAAATTTTAAAGATAACAAATATAAGTGGGTCATTTCAGAAATGGTGCAAACCATAGGAAGTGATGAACCAGTTGAGAAAAACCCTATGTTTAAATTAATGGAGGGGTCTGTTATGAAAATGGCTTGTTACAATTACATAACAGCTCTCCGCACTGCAATGTTACAGAAAGGAGAAGATTGGTAATTTTTGCCCCACGCAAAAATAATTGCGCTTTTCCTTGGCAGTTACAAAACTTCTTCCAGAGCGCACGAAAAAAGCCGGAGCATTGCTGCCCCGACCTGCCATTGGAAGTCTGCTGTCAAACAATAACTATACAACGGCTATTAGTTTCCTGCCTATCTCATGCAACCCTTCCACAATGCGCTCACGCTGTTGCGGGCGAGGTTTCTTTATGCCGTTGGCATAGTGACTCAGCAGCCTTTCGTTGACGCCCGATGCACGCGATATGGCGGCAAGGCTTGCATATTGCTCACACGAACGAATAAGGGCTGCCGTGTCAAGCTCGTAGTCAAACTCGTATTCCCCATTGCGCAGCCACTCTGGCACCTCGTCACCATCGGCTACCATGCCTTCCACATGGAATTGCAAGGTCTCAGGGATTTCCTTCATCAGCACGTCGTAAGTCTTTGCCGTGAGTACCACTGCTCCGGGTACATTGTCGCCGAAGGTTGCGCCAAAGTTATGGTCGCACCATTCTATAAATACTTTTATCTGCTCCATAGTGTTTGTTATTAGTTGTCTTATGTTTTGTTGGAATGGAGGGTGGTTATTTCCACCCTGCCTGTTTCCAAATGCTGTTCAGTAAAAACTGACTTAAATCCTCGTTCATGTGACCCCTTATCGTTACCTTTCCAGGCTTCGTCGGGTGTTTGAACTGTCTGTGGTCGCCTTTTGTCGTGATACACACCCAAGCATCGGCTTCCAGCATCTTGATGACTTCCTTTACTTTGTACCTTTTCATTTGTTGTATATTGTTATTGTTTGACAACACAAAGGTAGTAATAATAATACTATTATCCGAACTTTTAGTTGATAAAAAGTATTCGTTTTAATACTTTTAACCTTTCTGTCTATATTCTCCTTGTTTTTCTTTTCGCCACGCAAAAATAATCGCATTTTTATTTGGCGGTTACAAAAAGACTTCTTATCTTTGCAATTGTCAAAACAAAGCGTAGTAATACGCAACAGAAGGGCGAGAAGAACTTCAAGCCCCGAACTTATTAAACTTCGATGGGCTTATTTTTATGCCCATATTACAGCCTCGCTGTAAAGAAGATATGGCGGATGCCTCCCAGTGAAATTGCCCTTCGGTGCGAAATCGCTTTGTTTTGACGAACGGGAAGAGCATCCGCTTTTTTCGTATCCGTACCCAGCGGTTCTGGGAAATGTCAAAACAAAGCGTAATATGCAACAAGTAATCGAATTCGAGAGTTCTGCAAAGAAACAGCAGCCTATCGACGTACGTGCTACGATACAGCGCAAAATCAAGTCCATTAACCTTTGGCTCGACTCAAAGAGCAAGTTTTACAGCCGTATCGCCGAGTTCCCCGTAACCCGTCGTTTGGTACTTCGCGTCAATGCCGTATCTTTGTGCCTCATGCTCACCGCCATCGCCGTCGAGCAGCGTCCACTCGTTGCCATCACCTCCGCCCTCTGCGCAGGCTGGCTCGTCTATCGTATCAACAAAACAGATAAAAAAGGAGGTAAACGATGATTTATGTTTTCGACCTTACTATCAAAACCACACTTCCGTCGTATATGCAACCGGTTGCAGAACTGATGGCAAAATTTGATAGTGTGGTGTTTCTTGACTATAATGAGTTTCAGATTTTCACCGACTGTCTCAAGAAAAGCCTTGAGCGGTCAAAACCCGAAGGCAGTACGGCTTTTGTCGAGGTGTATAATTCCTTTAGCGAAGAAGATACAGGCGGCATCTATGTGTACTCGCATCGCAATAGTGGAGACAGCTTACTCCGAATGAGGTTCACTCCTGCACGTTCCATTATGGAGTACGACCTGAATTCCTGCAAGTTCAGCGATATTAGTAACCGCTTAAAGGAAGGAGGCGCACAATGAAAACCACTCTCATTCATCTGAGCGAGGAAGCCACCGCTACCCTTGAGGCGATGCTCGACCCTGGTTACATCTATGAGCGCACCGAGCGTCTTCAGGCCATCGAGGACTTCCTTATCGATCAGTGGCGCGATGCCCACAACATCAAGCCCGAGGCAGCCCTCACATTCCTCGACACCTTGCGCGCCCTGCGTAAGGACTTCGGCACATTCCTCACCTCGGTAGACCCCTCAGGCGAAGCCGACGATCGTCAAACCCTAAATATTCCAGACAATGAATAATAAGAAAGAAAACCCTGAGCAGCCCATTACCGACATCAGCATTTATGTGGCAGCTCTCTCCACTACCTACCGCCCTGCTTTCGCACCGGGCGAAGCCACCCATTTCTTCTCCACCGCCGAGGTTGTCGATGCCATTCGTGGCATCGACCCCTCTGCTAAGGTCAGCCCCGAGCAAGTGTTCTCCGCCCTTATCGATGCAGGTTTCAATTTCTGCAACCGCCCCGGGGCGCACGGCTTAGAGTTCAAGTGGATGTTCCGTGAGCGATAATTTTCTTTTTTGTCAAAGCATCCATTCATTTGGATGTTTGTTTGTCAGGGTACTTCGTCGTGAGACGAGGTGTCCTTTACAACCCAAAAAGAAGTACATAAATTTGCCATTGACAAACAAACAGGTAAAATGAATGAGACAAATAATCAGACACGCTTCGCTCTTCAGCGGTATTGGGGCACCCGAACTCGCAGCCTTATGGCTTGGGTGGCAAAATGTTTTTCACTGCGAGATCAACGAGTTCTGCAACACAATCCTCAGCTACTGGTTTCCAAACTCCATCAATTATGAAAACATCAAGACAACAGATTTCTCAAAGTGGCAAGGACAAATTGACATTCTCACGGGAGGCTTTCCTTGCCAACCTTTCAGCTCAGCAGGGCAGCGACTTGGAGCGGACGATGACCGCTACCTCTGGCCTGAGATGTTACGAGTCATCAGGCAGATACAGCCCACTTTCGTCATTGGTGAGAACGTTGCTGGTATCCTCTCGATGGTGCAGCCCAGCGAAGAGGTTAAGGTGGGAAGCACAACCTCTCTCTTCGACGAGAACGACGACATTTACAAGAAAGAACAGCAGTTCGTCATCGAAACAGTCTGCTCAGACCTTGAGCGTGAAGGATACTCCGTCCAGCCGTTTGTTATTCCGGCTTGTGCCGTCGGTGCGCCCCACCAACGAGACCGAGTGTGGTTCGTCGCAAGAAGGAATGTTCCCACACCTACTATTGACACCCTGCACGAGGGAGTTCTGCGAAGACCCTGCGTCGATGAGAGCGAGGGCAAAACGCAACGGCTACAAGAACGGCACGAAATACAACAGTCTGCTGAGCCAAGTAGTCTACTCCGACATTCTTCCCACGCCAGTAACACAGGGGCTGAAGGTGTGCCAGGACGGCAAACAGAGGTTCCTTTCCCTCGGTCTTCTCCCCACGCCCTTAGCGGTGGAGATACAACACAGCAAGCGCATCAAGGCACTGAAGGAGAAGAGAGGGAAGACGATGGGCAGCAGAGCCAACGGCGAGCAACGACCCAACGGTCTGATGGACTTCATCAACTTTCACGGCATACTGCCGACACCGAGTGCCGCAGATGCGACGATGGGGGCAGTCCTCGGCAAGAACGACAGAATAGTACAGACACCCTCAGGGACTCTGCGCAAGGTAACCCCGACAACGAATTTCAGCCTCGGTCTTGCAAGGACGGTTCAACTCCTGCCGACACCCTGCGCCCAGGACTTCAAGAAGAGGGGCGTGAACTCCAAGCAGAAGGGATTGCCCGAGATGTTCCGCAAATGCGACTGGCTGCTGACCCCAAGGGCGAGCGACGGGATGCGTGCCATGATGACGATGGACAACCTCAAGGCGCATCGCAAGAAGAACGCGGCGCAGAGCAACTTGGCGGAGCAGATTGCCCACAAGATTGGTGGAGGGACTTCCCAACTGTCTCCCCTATTTGTAGAGGAAATGATGGGCTACCCTTTGATATATCTCGTCTTACCATTCCTTTCACAAGATGGCGACAGGAGTCAATAAAAGCCCTCGGCAACTCTATGGTTCCGCAAGTTGTCCTTGAATTATTCAGGGCAATAGAGGCGGAGATTTTCGAAGAATAACTTGCGTTATTCCTAATAAAAATTTATATTTGCATTACTTAAACATAAGTAATATGGAACTGATATTTATTATATCTACTATTATAGCGATTATTACTATTCCTATGAACCGTATATTCATGATACGGTTAGCATGGTTCCTATTGGTATCTTTGCTTACGCCATTGATTGGTATACCTGTTTACCTATTACTCTTCGGAAAGGAATAGTCACACATTCCTGTCCTTTTTTCTTATCTATTCTGTTACTATCTTTGCCTTATATAATATAGGTAAATATGGTAACAGAAACTCTTATCCGCGAGCAGTTTGTTCATCAGACCATCACTCGTGGCATACACAAAATTTATTCCACACAGGAGCAGGTGGTTCGTAACAACTTTCAGTTACGCACAGGGCGTCTTCTCACCTCTCTTTCTGCCCATAACTTTTCAGCCGAAAGCCAAGGCTTTCAGCGTAAATTCTTTGTCCGTGTTCTTCCCTATCTTCGTTTTCTTGATATGGCTTATCGCATCAGGAAGGACCGTGTGGCAAAATATAAGCGCAGCAACTTTGCTCTTTATAACCGTGTTGTATGGGGAGTGCTTTACCGTGAGACATTCCCCGAACTTTCTTTTGGTTTTACGGACGAAGTGCGCAAAAGCATTAACAAGGAACTCAAGGATATTTTCGACACTGATAGCAAATCATATTTCAAAGCAAAATAATTATGGCATCAAAACATCTTTCTGAGGATGAGATAAAATACGTTATCTCTGCCGATTCTTCCAAGGCACAGCAGGAACTTCACAGTCTTGGTAAATCCACGGCACAACTCCGTCGTGAGGAGAGTGCACGGCGCAAAACAATGATAGAGTTGGAGGCTACAGGGCAAAAAAACTCTGCACAGTATAAAAGGTTAAGCGAAGAGTGCAAGTCCTATAGCAAGCAAATCAAGGATAACGAGGATAAAATGAGAAAGCTCCGTAGTTCCCTTGATGTAACCACTATGACGATGTCTCAGCTTCGTAAACAGTCGAAGGAACTCCAGCGCGAGCTCGACAATGTTTCTAAATCCCTCAATCCAGGAGAGTATAAAAATCTGGAGGATCAGTTAAGCCATGTCAATGGTAGAATAGCTGAACTTCGACAAAATGCCAAGTCGTTTACCGAATTGGCTGCAAGCGATGGAGTTAATAACTTCTTTTACGGTCAAGTGGGCTATAAGGCTTTGGAATTGTTCGGTAGTAAACTGGGAGAATTACGTGATTCTGTGCGAGAACTTACCAACGAGGGTGTAGAGATGGCTCGTTCTGCCGATGGTATTACTCATGCCTTTAGCCAGTTTGGAAACCCAGAATTATTAAACCAACTCCGTACCGCCACCAAGGGAACCGTTGGAGATATAGAGCTAATGAAGGCTGCTGTCAAGGCCAAGGACTTCCGCATCCCACTCGAAGACCTTGGCAAGTACTTATCCTTCGCCCAGCTTAAAGCCCAACAGACGGGTCAGTCTCTGGATTATATGGTAGACTCCATCGTTACAGGTCTTGGTCGCCAGTCTCCCATGATTCTTGACAACCTTGGACTTTCTGCTGCCGAAATCAGCGAAAAGACCAAAGAAACAGGAGACTTTATGCGTGGAGTAGCTTCTATTGTAGAGAAGTCTTTGTCGGAAGCTGGCCCCAGATATATTTCTGCCGCCGACCGTGCAGCACAGGCAGCTGTACGCCTACAAAACAAACAATATGAGGTGGGTAAGGCTTTATTGGAATATGACGAGCTTGTAGAAGGAGTTTATGGTAGAATTAAGATAGGGCTGCTCGATATTATCAAGTTCTTTGCCCAGCATCGCACCGCTACTATATCCCTCACTGTTGCTATGGTTGGCCTTGTTGTGTCTATGACAGCATTGAATACCAGCTTCAAGGCATTCATTTCAAACATGGCTCTTTCAAAAGCTATCGTTGCTGGATGGGCAACCATTACAAGTACTTTTAAAGGTTTACAACTCCTTTTTATTGCCATTACCAGTTCTACTACACGCGCCAATGCTGCCATACGCCTGTTTAATGCTACCTGTAAGGCTAACGTAATGATGCTACTTGCCACAGCTATTGCTGCTGCAGCTGTTGCTATCGGTACTTATATAGCCCGAACATCGAAAGCAGATGTAATAACAAAGCGTTTAGAGGAAACACAAAAACGTCTTGCTTCTATGTCCAGTAACGTATCAAAACAAATTGTTTCCGACCAGCTTTCTATCAAGAGGGCTGTTAACGACTCAGTAACATCACAGAAGTCGAAGATTGATATGCTCACAAAGACGATTAATGATAACACAGAAACAAATGCAAAGCGAATTAAGGCTTTGGACGAATTAAAGAGGATTATCCCATCCTATCATGCACAGCTCACAACAGAGGGAAAATTGATAAACAATAATACCTCTGCCATCAAGGACTATACAAAGAACCTTATGAAAGCAGCTATGGCACAAGCTATGATAGGTAAGATTGGGAGCATTACTGGTAATCAGCTAAATCACAATCTGCTACTTGAAAACAGAAAAGGAAATCGTAACTACGCCATTAACAAGCTCCGTGCTTTAGGCATGAATGACGATCGTGAGATTCGCACTTTTGATATTCATGCCAGTCGAGGTGGAAATGTTACTATGAAGCAAGGTATCTTTGATAAGAAAACAGGTAAACTCATTCAAGAAATAAGTAGAGATACGGAAGACCAAATTTTGGCTTTCCAAAAGTTAGTTCTTTATAATGATAAACGTATAGAAGAAGAAACGAAATATATATCGGATGACAATGCCCGTATTGAAGCCATACGCAAGTTAGCGAAGCAACAACAAATCGACTTAGAAGAAAAAATAATAGAGAAAGAAAAACCTAACTCATCTAAGGCTGAAAAAGTAAAGAAAGAGAAAAAGAAGAAAGACCCCGATGATATAGCATCCCGTAATTTTTCAAAATCCCGACAAAGTTCGCTCGACGCAGCCAATGCCGCTTATCAAAAGGATGTAAACAACCTCAATATGTCGCTTGCCCAGAAGAAAATCTCACAGGAGCAATACGACATCTATATCTCTGCGCTCAACACGCAGCACGCCACCAACCTCCTTACTATTGAGCAGAACTATTACACCAAGTCTACGCAGATGGCTTTCAAGGATGCCGCCAAGAAGAAGGAACTCGAAACGGGTCAGAGTAAGAACGTTGCCCAAGCCCAGCAGAAACTTGAAGAGACACGCATCGCTGCCGAAGAGAAGTATCAAGCCGTAATGACGCAGCTCATAGACCAGGGCAAGGTTCAGCAAACCTTAACCCTGGAACAGGAACGCGATGCCAAACTCGAAGTCCTCCGTGGGTACTATGACACGGCTTTACAGCTGGCGCAGCAAAGCGGAGAGGACGAGTCTGCCGTTGACGCTGCCTACCAGCAGGCTCGCCTCAATATCTTGTCGGAGTACAATGATAAGCAACTCGCTAAGATGAAAGAGCTTGAGCAGCAAAAGGCACAGGCTCGCCAAGAATATGGTCTTGAAACTTTCGAGGACCAGCTTGCAGCACGCCAACAGAAGATAAATGACGACCACGCAAAAGGATTACTTACGGAACAAGAGCATCAACAAGCCCTTGCTAACCTCGACCGAGAGGCAGAGCAGCATCGCCTACAGATACGCCAGCAGTACGGACTTGCTACCCAGCAGGAACTCTATAACGCCGAGCTTGAGATGCTCCAACTCCATTTGCAGAACAAGGAAATCTCACAGCAGGAATACGAGGAAGCCGTAAAGAATCTCAAGATACAGAAGGCAAAGGAGGCTTTCGACTACTACGCTAATCTTGCCAGTGGTGCGGTCAAGGCTCTTCAAGATGCCGAGATTGCGAATGTCGACGCCAAGTACGATGCCGAGATAGAGGCTGCACGAAACGCAGGTAAGGACACTACTGACATCGAGAAGAAGAAAGCCGAGGAGAAGCTGAATATACAGAAGAAGTATGCCGATGTGAACTTTGCAATTCAAGCTGCACAGATTATTGCCTCTACTGCATCAGCTGTTGCTAAAACTTTCGCTGAGCTTGGATATCCGGCAGGTATCCCAGCAGCAATTCTAATGAGTATCACTGGTACAGCACAGCTCGCCTTAGCCTACGCCGAGCGTCAGAAAGTGAAGCGAATGAGTTTGAATGGTGCTGGTGGCTCCGCCTCCGCTTCGGGCGCACGTGTCGCCACTGGTTTGGAGTCGGGCGGTAGCATAGACATTGAGCGAGAGCAGGATGGCAAGCTCTTCCACGCAGCCTACGACCCTAACCGTCGAGGGTTTATCAACAAACCTACGGTCATCGTCGGAGAGGGAGGCTATGGCCATAGCAAGGAGTGGGTGGCATCGAATGCAGCTGTTGAGAATCCTACCGTAGCCCCTATCATCGACATTATCGACCGTGCCCAGCGTGCAGGTAAGATACGCACCCTCGATATGAATAAGTTCCTCATACAGCAAGCCTCGGGGCGTGCCTCAGGGGGACACATTATCCCCACCACCAGTGATGTGCGTGGCATTGCTCAGGACTCCTTTAAGAACTCGCTCATCAAACGCCTTACCGATGTCCTCGATAGTATCTCCACCAACGGCATTGCTGCTAGCGTGGCACTAAACGAGCTTGAACAGAAACAACAACTGCGCGATAAAGCGCGTAAATACGGAAGTAAATCATGAGAGTAACAAATCTCGAAAAGGGTGAAGACTACAACCTCAAGCCCGATACCCAAATACAAATTGAACGTACCAATCCGTTCTTCAATGACTATGGCGAGCAATCAACTCCGCTGGAGCTTCCTGCCTCTGATCACAACAGGCGATTGCTCAATTTTCCCGATATGTTGGCACAAAGGCGAAAAGCACAACTCATTGATGTAACTATCCAAGATGGGGAATACTTTGCACAATGTCGACAAATGGTACTATCGGCACAATATAAAGGCGATATTGCTACGTCTTTTTACATCAACGATGGTTCTTTTTACTCGAAGATAAAAAACATTAAGCTCAAGGAGGTATTCAAAGGTGAGTTTATACCTGGTGTTAATACCGTGGAGCAGGGCATAGAGTTCTGTCGTAAGCTCCGCGATAACACTAACGATAAGTTTACCATTTTCCCCATCCTCGTTACCGACGACTCTGGAGATGCTAACGCTTATAATTACAAAATTATTAATGCTTTTGGATGGGAAGCACCTTTACAGTACCAGTCGCCACGTGTGCTAACCAATGGTCTTTTTAAAAAAGAGGAAAAGGGAGCCCCTGTTTCTGCTTTTATTCCTGATGTGGGTGGAGAGCTTTGCGACTTCTATAATGCTGTAGAGCGTACGGAATATGTCGACAATATCCCCATTAGGTTAAAGCCTGGTTACTACATATCGCCCTTTATCCGTGCTAATTATCTGCTACAACGTATCTTCAAGTATTTTGGATACACGTTGCAAGATAATTTCTTTTCTATTACCGAGCCTTTTGATAAAATGGCAGTACTTAATAATGTTATCGATGTTTTGGTCAATGGTAAAATAAAAGTGGCTGACCTTGTACCTGATGTAACTTGTACCGATTTTTTAGAGGTCTTTCGCAAGAAGTTCTGCTGTGAGTTCTCTGCCGATGAGGGAAGCCGTGAGGTAAAGGTAGTATTTTTAAGGGAGATACTCCAGAACGTGCCTTCAGAGGATCTTACGGACTGTATTACGGAAGAACCTACAGTTATCTATAAGTCGGAAAAGGATTATCAAAGAATTATTCTGCGAGCTGCTAATAAGATCGATGCCGAGTCTACTGATTCTTACGATGATCTAAAGAGTATGTATTATGCTAACCCTGGCGCATTGTTTAATCCCGTAGAGGGCACTTTCTATAAGGTGGGCTTCTCGGGGGCGTATGAGGTCATCACCAAAATAGGGGAAGCGGCACAAGACTATAATACAGGTGAACATTTAGCGTTAAAGGAAATAAAGGTACCAGAACTCATTCCTGAGTTTAGAATGTTAACGGTTAAGCCAAAGGGGGAGGAGCGTACTACCGAATTGGGAAAATTCTTGTATGTGGGTAATTACATTGCGGTTAACTCGAAAATGATAGTTACAGGTAGCGATAAGAAGGAGACATCCGAAAAGCCAGTGAAGCAAAACACAATGCTGGCTTTCACTTATTATGATCTTGACCAAACAAGAGCTACCATTTCGCCCTATCGGGTGGTTAATGATAGTAATCATGTTAAATTATTCGATTACGCACTCTATTATAACGGTTCTGATGGCATCTACGAGAAGTTTTATCGTCCTTACGATCTTATGCTTCGCAATTCGTTACACGACATGAAGGTGAAATTGTTACTGTCGCTATCGCAGAAGCAAAACTTACCCGCTGTAGCTAAGGTAGTTATCAGAGGTACACCGTTCTTTTTTAATAAGCTAAAGTTTACACTCGGTGGGAAGAATGAACCCTTTGAGTCGGAGTTTAAGACCATATCATTAATGGAACCCATTGTCGAAGCTCCAAAAATACAGGATATTCTTGTTAATATGGTGGCTGAATACAAGTGGGTGCCTAAAGTAACGCAGGAGCAGGTATCAAGAGAGGCTTACGAGACTTCGGGGAAAGATAAGAATCGCACCTTCGTTACAATTTATCCCCCATTACCGTCTAAGGAGTTTGTGGGGAAAAAATATGGGTTGCAAACCTCCTTCACCTCGAAAATGCTTAGGGATAGCTCTTTTTGGAATCACTCGGAATGGGAGTTTACACGCACCACAGTATGGTTGGAGTGTGTGCCTAATTGCGACAGAGTATCGTTGCAATAATAAGGGAGTATGTCCTTTCTCTTCTATGTGCTTATAATTATTTTTGTGCTTAATACTTTCACATATCTTCGTTTATGGATATTATATTAAGACCTGATAGCTTGTCATTCACTGGCAACATCAATCACTTCGTTATTGCGACGAATAAAGAAATTTCCTTTGTATTAAGGCTTGAGCAGGGCGACTCTATAGTCGTGCAGCACGCTTATACGCCCAATAAGAAGAATATGGTGGATATTGATGTCGAAAAAATTGTTGCTCCGCTATTAACTTTCATACTTAAAGAGGAAAAAGAACCATATAAGCAGGAACTCATAGCACGTTCGTTTAAAGTAGAAATAGCGGAAAAGGATGACGAGGAGAATAAATTCGTTTATACATTTAGAGTTATGAGGGCAGGGGTCGACCATTTGGCTGACTCGCCTACCAATTTCCTGAAAGAGAACTTTCTTACATGGCAACCATCCATAAAACCCGTTACTTATTATACACCAGAATTTTTAACTTATTATGCCACCGAAGATGTGGTGGCTAAGTGTCAAGCCTTTGTTGACAACAATGGTCAGTACGGTACTACCGACTTGCTATTGGCTAATCTTCCTAAAGACAGTGTATGGACAATTCCCGTACAGTATGCTATCATTGCGGAGAAAATTAAAAAGATGCCATCGTTTTATGATGTTTGGATAGAAAGTACCATGGGTGTCAGGCTCACCTATAAGCAGCGGTACTATGCTTCTGACATCAAGAGCGAACAGGAACAGTGGATCTTGTTTGAAAACTCGCTCGGGGGTGTTGATACGTTCCGTGCTTATGGCGATGCTGAAAATACGGCAAAGCATACGCATAATATTGCTGAGATAGAGAACGATGCGCTGGAATATCGTGTTGATACTGCGAGGGAATTTAAGAAAAATACAGGATTACTATCTAAGCAGGAACGGCAGTGGTTACTTGATTTCTTTCCGTCGCTGGGCAAGTATATCTATGTTAATGCGTATATACGGCGCATTGTAGTAACGGAGAGCAATGTCAATTATGAAGTGAAGAAACTGCCGTCTAGCTATAGCTTCACTTATAAGTATGCTGATGCCAGACCTTATCTCAACCTACCACGCACTCCGCTCTCTGAGACACTCTCTGAACTTAATATTAAAGTACCCGATGTAGGGTCTTTTACCATCGCCCCACGCTTAGTTGAGTTCCAAAAGCTACAACTGAGTGGTGGGGCACTCTTCCCCGTGCAGAACCCTTATGCTGAGTCATGGGGGGTAACAACCGCAGATGCTATTATTGCATTTCTCAAAGAAACTATAACTGCGGCATATAAGGGAGATGGAGCTTTTGGTCATACGCATACCAACATCTCTGTGCTTGATGCGCTGAATAGGTTTGGAAAATATCTTCTTTTAGGAACGGAGAAAATAGCAGCGGGAATGGCGGATAAGGCTACGATAGCTAATAATCTTGCTCCGAAAAGCACCGATTGGGATGCTATCCTGAGAAAAGACCGCAACGACTCTACTAGCCACGACCTTACCATAGGAGGAAATCTTACCGTTCATGGCAGTCTTGGGAATAATGCTTTCTCTGAAGGTATAGGTGGGGCTGGTTGGAGGTTGTGGTTAGACCACATGGGCAAAAGCCATATACAAGTAGATTTCTTTGAAGCAATGGTGAGAGCTGCTTTCCACGAGTTGGAAGTTAGGCGTATGATTGGTATTAGTGGCGATCAGATGCAGAGCAATGCTGCTAGCGTATTGATAGATGCTATCCCAATACTTACTGAAGGTAAGGTGGTAGCGTGGAAGTGCCACCTCAAAACAGATGACGGCACTACACAGATATTCAACACTTGGGCTGCCGGTGATCAGGCTTTCTGCCAAACTTCTAATCTTCGTCAAGGATTGACGAAAGATGCTGCTAATCGCACTTATTGGCGTGTGGTAGCCGATGTTAAGGATAAGACCGACAGCGAAGAAGCTTATATTATTCTTTCTAACGAAACACCTTACTATGACGACAAGCGCACAGATGCGCCACAAGCTGGCGATAGCGTGGTGCAGTTCGGACATAATGCAGCATGGGATCTTGCACACGGCATAGATACGGCTACTACTGCCAATCGTATGAATGTGATTATGCAGACCACTAGCGGGGGTTCTCCTGTCAGTGCGGGATATAGGGCTATCTCTAGTTTCAATTACTCCATTGCCGATAATGCCGTATTTTATCTAAGTGCTGGGCAAGTGTTCTTACGCTCTAATAGATTGAAATGGATTAGCGAGAGTGGTGCGGAAGTGCCTAATGTGCTATATATGGGCGATTGGAAGCCTGGAACGAAAGCACACCGATATGAGACTTATACCTATAACGGAAGCACAAGGATATGTCTCATGGATACAACTGATGAACCTAACGATCAATCTGCGGCATGGGGTATCTATGCTGCTAAGGGTGGTAGTGGGCTAAGGGTGGAGGGTTTCTCCTCGGCTGGTAGTGCAGCTTTTACGGAGGGACAGACGGATTGGAGGGCTACCTTTGAGCTGCACGTATGGGAGAATGATATTGAGACGACAGACACGCTGCCCACTACTCGCTTTCGTTGGACGAGGGTAAGCGAGTATTCGGCTGGTGATACGGCTTGGAATGGGGCGCACGAGAATATAGGTAATACGCTATTGGTAACTTACGATGACTTAAAGGGGGATACCTCGTTTATCTGTGCGTTTTTGAGTGCCGACGGCAATGATGTATTAGCAAGTAGAACTTTTTAATTTTTTAAAAATAGAAACAATGGCAAATGTATTAGCACAAAAGACCTTTACGGTCAAAAAGATTATCAATGGTAAGACACTCACCTTTACGCTAAAGGTGGATAAGGCTTTAACACAGATCTATTCGCGTGACACAAAGAGTTTTGCGCCCGACTATACAGAGCAGAACCTTACCATTACACCGATGTTGCTGGTGAGTGGACTTACGGGCGATCAAATCGCTAATGTTAGCGGGTTTAAGTGGAGCGTAGTAAAGCAGGACGGCACGGCATCGGCTACAAAGTTAGTGGATATTGAGAGTAGTTCGGCTAAGAAGTTGGCTACCAACCTTACCGATTGTACAGGCTTGAAGATAACTTGTGAAGCGACTTATACCGACCCAACAAGTAAGATTACCGCACCTATAACGGCATCTATTGATATCACCAAGGTGGAGAATGCGGGTATGAACATTCTTGCAAGTATGTATATGCCACAAGGCGACACGTTCGACAACTCGACAGCATTATTGAAGCTGCACTGCGATCTTATGCGTGGTGGCGATATTGATAATACAGATGTTACCTACAAGTGGATGATGTTGAGAGATGGCTCGTGGGTGGAACTGGATGAAAGTACGGCACAAGGCATCGCTAATTTTACGACTAACGAAATCACCGTACCTGCTTCGGCAGTTACGAATGTGGGTATCTTTAAGTGTGTTATCAAAGATGCCGATGCGGGTAGTGCCACAGCGCAAAAGGAAGTGTTTGCTATTGGCACGCTCTACGACGGTAGCGACCCTTACGAGATAGATGTATTTCAGCCAAATGGCGACAGCGTGGACACAGGCGGCACATTGGCACATTGGTTTAAAATCCGTCAGGGTGCTACCTATGTTACGAACGCTGATTTTCTTCAGGCGCATAAGATGTTCGTGTGGCGATTTGCTGCCAACAACGCTATGGATACCACGTGGGGAGAACAAGGTAGAAAAGAGTGTACACTCAACGCAGAACAGGCACGCTATGAGCTAACAATTGCATACGCTGACTTGTTGAGCGGTACGCAGGCTTTCACGGTGGAACTAAACTAACCGAGGGGAGGATTAGCGTATGGTATTAGCACAAAAGACATTCTCGGTTAGAAAGAATATTCACGGTAAGGACGGTGCGCCCGCCCTTACCTTAGCTGTCATTCCTAGTCAGCTAATCTTTGATACCGATGAGAGCGGAGCAATTCTTACAAAGGTGTTATCAGCGAACACGGCTAAGGTGGGCTTGTATGACGGACAGACAGAGGTAACAGCCGAGAAGTACGATGTTACGCCTGTTAATTGTACGGCTACACTTGCTAATGGTGTGCTGACTATTATAAGCGTTACCAAGGGCGCATATAGCGGTAGAGTAGATATTACGGCTATTTACAAGGGCAAGACAAGGGTAGGCAGTGTAGCTTTCAATGTGAACGCTAACCACGTGTACAAAGCTAAGTTTGAAGCGCAAGAAAAGGCTGTCGAAGCGATAGCATCAGATACAGCAGTGAAAGAGGATGGTTCGTTGCTAAGTAAGGCTTACTCTATGTTTAAGATGTTATCGGATAAAATTAGGTTGTTTGTTACAGACGGATTAAAGAAAGCTGGGATAGAGATAACATCTGATAGCGTTAATTTAATGGGTAACAAGGTAAAAGTTACCAATAACGATAAAGAAGCATCTCTATTTGAGAATGGTAAGCTTAATGCCAATTTTATTGACGCCAAGAAGATTGTTGCAGAGGGCGTTAAGGCACAAACCATTGATGCAGAGAATGCTACGTTTAAGAATATTAATGTAGAGGGAACTGTAAAAGCTGATAACGGCTATATTGGTAGATTTTCCATAGTAGAGAATAACCTAGTAGGCACCGCTGGAACATTTCAGGGTATCCCTATTCTAGTAGTTAAAGACGATAGGGTTGGTAGGTTTGCTGGAATTGGTTTCTTTAGGGCTACTTCTCCTGTTGTTCCCCATTATGCTGTGGCTAAGTTTGAAAGTGATTTAAAAAGAGATGATGAAAAAAATATCTATAATACTTGTGTGTACATATCGGCTAGTGGCGCAAATAGCGATTTTTATGAAAATAATGCAATATACATTAGACATGGTTGTATAAAGGGTTTCCGCTTAAATGTAAAGCGTGTTAATGAAGAAACATATTATATCGACAAGATGGACACATTCTTAGTAAACAGAGCAGACTCTGCTGATTGGTATCTACCTTCTGATTGTGAAGATGGGCAATCTTTCTATATTGTACCAAGCAGATCTCGTGCAGTAACAATTCATACTGCTGACGGGGATAGATTAAGTTATAGTAGAGGAGATACGGATAGGCGCTTAGATGGAGCTTATATTCATCAGTTTGTCTATGATGCAGAAAATCATTATTGGTATTGGGGGTGGCAAAACTAAAATGCCCCCCATATCCCTCTCACTGCATTCCTCTGTTTAATAATTTGTAGGAAAGATGGACAGTAGGATGGTAATATATGCCATTTTATTTTTTATATTAAAAGGTTACAGCACTCCTTTATAATTTAACAACAGCTTATTAGCCTCCTTAATATCCTTTGGCGTATAAATGTCAGTTATTAATATCGAAGAATGACGTGCCTGATCACGCACCGTCAAAATATCCGTGTTCGCACGAAGCATATTCGTTATACCAGTATCTTTGAGTGAATAGAACTTATAACGGTCGCTAAGATTTAACTCCTTACGCAGCACTCGAGTCCAATAATCTCTAAAACACTTCTCGTTTCTACGCTCCGCACCAGGCATAAAATCATCACCAAATAAATAATAACTTCCTGGATTATTAAACACTCTCAAATCATTCATCAGTCGTAACACATGATCAGGAACTGTAAGCACTGCATCGTGATGATTTTTTGTAATGTTACCATGTAAAAACAAAGTCTTCCGTTTAACACTAAAGTCCTCCACCTTTATATAACTCATCTCACGAGGACGAATAAAAAGATAATGTAACATATAACAAGCCAACAAATAATGCCTATTATGCTCCCATAACCAAGAGTGCATTATGGTTAACACGTCATCAGGAATTACATCACGATTCTTTACCTGTCCCCTACGCTTTACCACGGAATAACTCTTAGTAGGGTCATTCGGAACATAACCACGCTCCACCAAATACTTACAAAACGTCTTTAACCAAGATAAATAATTATTCCTCGTACGAAGTGTATTATTCCTATCTATAAAAACATAATCCAAAAACTGACCCACCATTCGATGGTCAAACTGATAAGAATAAAATAGGTTTACTTTCTCTTTTTCCTTCCACTCCTTCAATACCCTCAGTCTACTCATATAAGATACCACTGACTCTTCTCTCATATTATGCTCTTTCAATAGTTTCCATAAATATTCCTCATATTTCCTACATACATCATCGAAAGAAGAATATGCTAAAGGCTGTTCTATCTCCACCCAAGGATTCCATCCCTGCATCAGCTTCTCCGTGAGCCTTTTGATAAGTGCCTCTCCATATACCCGTTGGTTACGCTTACCTTTAATATGACCAAGCATAAACTTCTTAATATGAAACTTACCCCTTGCAGGGTCAAAGGCAGAAAGAGAAACATAACACTCCGAAGCCTGATGAAACTTCGGAGTTTTCCATCCAATTATCTCATTGGTAGCTGTTGCTCCGCTCTGATAAGAAAAACTTTTTTTAGGCATTTCTAAACTTTGTTTGAAATGCCCCAT